GCTTGTACAGATGTAGAAACACTCGTATTAAACGCTCTAAAGGAATTGGTAGTGTAAACATCTCCAAAAACATTATCAATCTTCAATCTCTCTACACCATTCGCTTTGAATATTACATCTTTAGCATCAGTTGTTCCTATAAAATTAGTTGAAGGATTTGTCCCTGAATTTCCCAATGTCCCCCATGTTGTTGAAGTTAATGCCAATGTCCCACTTGCATCAGGAAATTCAATATTCCTAACTAATGTAGCATTAGTTGCTTTTAATTTTACAAAATAATTTGCATTGTTAGTTATTTGTAAAAATCCACCTTCACTACCGCTTTGACCCAAAGAGGCAGCAGCAGGAGTCCCTCCTACTTGACTTACTGTTATAAAAGTAGGATTAATTCCACTTTGAGCAACAATATTTCCAAATGAAAAAGTATCAGATGCGGTAAGTCTAAATCTAATTGAATTATTTACTTTAAAATTTAAATTTATATTGTCTGTTGTCCCTATAAAATTAGCAGGGCTTAATCCTGAATTACCTAATGTAGACCAACTTCCTGCACTTGCTAAATCCGATAACATTGCAAATGTACCACTCTTATCAGGTAAAGTATAAAGACGGTTTGCAGTAATGCCACCATATCCTAATCTAGCCATAAACCCACCTGCAAATACGGTTTGGTCACTTGCTGTTGCTGAAGCATTAAATCCAAATAGATTTACATTATTAAAAGAGTTTCCAAATCCTGCACTATCTCCAAAAGCATTTACATTAGAACCCGAATTGCTTGTACCTGCATTACTACCAAAAGCATTTACATAAAATCCACTATTACTAGCTCCTGCTAAGTATCCCAATGCATTTAGATTCGATCCTGTATTACTTAATGCTGCTTGATATCCTAAAGCGTTTACATTATTATCACCATTTCCTTGCGCAGCACCTGATCCAAATGCATTTACATCATTTCCTATATTACCTAAGCCTGCAGAAGTTCCTTGATAATTATTACCACTAGCTAGATTATGATTAAAATCTAAAACTTGTTGTAATGTTTGCGTTCCTGTTGGACCCGGTGCACCTGTTGCACCTGCAGGACCTGTAGGTCCTTGTGCACCTGTTGCACCTGCAGGACCTATTGCCCCCTGAGAAGCCAACAACGCCCAATGTGTAGTATCTAAGTCAGGAGTAATTGTACCTGATGTTGCTAATATACAAAACCAAGACGCACCACCATATCCTACAGCATCATCAGCAATATATGACGTACCTGACACCCACGAACTTCTCCAATTTAAACCTGCAGGACCAACAGGACCCGGAGGACCTTGCGGACCAATTGGTCCTTGTATGCCTTGTGCACCTGTTACAACTGATGATGACCATATTGGTCTATTACCTATACCTTGACTTACAAGTACTTGTCCTGCTGTTCCATAGCTTGAATTTATTAAAAACTGATTTGTTATATTTATAGTATTTGTTTGAACAATACCATAGAAAACACCATTAGCAGCATATAGAACTCTATTACCTAAATTAACATCTGCTACTGCTCCTGTATATGGAACAAACCCACCATTTAATCCTATAAAAGAAATCAACTGATTAACAGTAAAGTTTTTTGTAGCATTATTATTTGCAGTATCAGTACCAATCAACTTATCATTACCTGATATAGGAGAAGGTGCTAAAGGATATGATTCTATTTTTGCCATTGTTTTTTTTTATAAAATTACAAAAAATATCTCAATGATATTTTACTCTATTATAATTAGGTTTAAAGCTATTGCTACAAATTCAAATATAATATCATCGCTAGCTCCCCATTGTTGCACTACTGATGCAGGTACATTAATATTACCTGAAAAATAATCCAATCCTGTTTGAGAATTAGATAATGTATAAGATACCTTACCTCCCTCACCATCAAAAAAATAATGAAAAAAATCTTTAAGGCACAATGTGTCTATTGTAATATCTCCGCCTTCAGGAGACCAAGATGCTCTTGGGTATATTTTTCTTGTATTCATAATTATTCAATATAAATTGTTCCTCCAAATACATTAAGCGTTGGAGCTACTGTACTAACAGATGTTACCTTCATTTCAATATAATCTCCTTCATTCACATTGATTGATAAAGCATTGTTGTTATAAGTTCTAAGATTAGTTGTTGCTGATGAAGTTGCTACTAAAGTATCAGTTGTGTTATTTAATCTTATACTAACAGTAATTGAAGTTATAGTTCCTGCTGCACCTGAATACTGAGTAATGTATGCTTTTTTGATTATTCCTGTTTTTGGAATATACAATCTTGATATATCAGCAGTTGTAAGCATTGATCTGCCAATATTTCCAAAATAATAAGTTAACCCATTATTCATATTGCCTGCTATTGAGGTAACTGTTAATGTATATCCTTTACTATTTAATTGAGTTTGTATAGGACTTGTTACTCCTTTTACATAAGATAATTGTGTAAGAGATGGATAAGTTGCAGTTGGAAGACTACCTATTGTACTACCTGTGCTAGTGAAATACGCTATCTCATCAATAGTTCCTGTTCCTGATACACCTCCACCTGAAGGAACAGGTAATGTAGAAAGACCACCAAAAGAATCAGTTACAACCATTCTTGTACCTGTACCTGCCAAACTTTCAAGTGTTATATTTAAAGTGTTTGGTGTAATTTTAAATGCATCTCCTAAATAGCCTCCTGTATTATTATATACTAATATTCTAAAATTATTAGCACCATCTTTTGCTATTTGATATTTTTCTATACTATTTTGTTGAAATTTAATAACAGTAGCACTAGATGAAATACCTGCTGTATTAAAAGTTAAAAAAGTACTTAAAGCACCACTATTTGAATTTATTTCAATAGTATCATCTGCTACTTGTTGCATTATACTATTTGAAAGATCAGAAGAACTAGACCACTTAGGCAAAAAATTAGGAGTACCTGTACCTGTTACGGTACCTGTACCTACAGGAATAGTAATTTCACCGGCATCATTAGCTGTCTGACCATTTACTGATAAAGCTAAAGTGCCCGGTGCGTCAGGAAAATAAATAATATTAGTATGAGTAAAAGTACCATCTATTTTTGGATAGATGTACGTAGTTCCAAAAATACCGGTACTATAGTTTTCTGTATACGTATAACTAATTTGTCCTAACCCATATTGAGAAGATAAAAAAGATGCATCATTATCATCAAATGGAACAGCTTCTAAAAGTATTCCACCATTAAAAGGAGGTGTTATACCGATTCTGTTTCTATTAGCTGAAGGACCATCAACAAGTATAAAATTAGTAGTAGTATTGCCTGCACCTGTTACCTCTTGCAATGTAGGAATAGTACCGATACCTGTTGTAGCAATTGTAAACTCAGGATAAGTACCTGTAATATCTATACCTGTACCCTCGTTCAATATAACTACTTGATCAGGAGCTGTATTTGTTATTGTAATATTTGGTGTTGTAGTTTCATTAGCAACAGATGCTGATATGCCTATTCCCGGAGTAACACTTACTAATGTAACCGTACCTAAACCCAATCCACTTAATGTTACATTGCCTGTTAAATCAGCCAAATTGCCATTTACTGATGTAACTAAAACACCACTATTTGAAGGGTATAAAAGTGTTTGATTAGCATAAGTATTTGGATTAATATCTACATTAAATCCATTGCTTGAATATCTTATACCACTTGCTGAATATGAAGCTGTTTTTTGTAATGAACTCTCCTGAACATTTAATTTGTTTGGAAACAAAGAAGATGAACTATTCAATAAATTATCAAATACGTACAAGCCTACATTTGCTCCATACAATTTTTCTAAATCTAAAGCTATTACAGATGTAGTATTGTTTGATAAAATTAAATTCTTATCCCCTGAATTACCCTGTATTAATACATCTCTCAAAGTTTGACTTCCAATATTGTAACCCCAAGATGCAGGACTTCCACTACCATTACTAATAAGTACTTGACCTGCCAATCCTGCCGTACCACCTAAAACTAATTGATTATCAACTATTATACTATTGGCTGTTAAATTAAAAGTACCTAAATCAACATTACTATTAGCATTGTTATAAGGAACAAAGTAATTGTTACCTATTGAAAATCCTATGTATGCTGCTAAATCACGAACAGTATAGTTTTTTGTAATCATAGAATTATTGGCATCACTACCAATAACCTTGTCATCATCAACTATACTGCCGTCAATTACGTATGTACTTATTCTAGCCAATGGCTTTTTAGTTTAATGTCAAAAGATATAATGTCTTGTCTATCAATGCCAACATCTCATCCATTATGTTCTGAATCTCAGATGGATAATTTGCTCTTTCAGTTTCAACTATAGATTGCAACTCCTTTAAATGAGAAATTGAATCCATTACTTTTGATTCAGGTATAACAATCTCACATCTTTTAAATTTGCCAAAGTAAGCTTCAGTAAAAGTATCAGTCAAGTCAAGAATGCCATCATAATAACCGTTTAATGCTTTATGCTCTGCAAAACTTGTTGTTTGCAAATGTGCAATATGCATTGTGTCTCTTGAATGGAACAATGTTCCAATAAATTTTCCCGGTGTCATATTAATCTTGTTTTTTAGTTACTTCTCCTGTTTGGATATTAATT